GCACGCGGCCTGCTCTAAATAGAGGGGCGAGGGGTTACAGCTGGGTGGAGTACAAATGTGCTCCGGTCAGGGTTTGGCGCCGGCCAGTTCGGTCTTGCCGCCGCAGACATCGCACGGACGGGCCGTTGGCTGCTCCAGCTGGCAAGGTCGACAGTCCCAGATCGTCGGGCCCGGCTCTGCGCGGGCGTCGATACTGCGCGACTCGACCAGTTCTTCGCGCAGCGATGCGATCAAGCTCCTCTGCTGCTCTATGACGGTGCGCAGCCGCTCAACCTCGCCAGGATCGGCGTGGGTGTAGAGCGGTAGCATCTGAATGCCCTCTCTCTGCAAGTCGCTCGCATGATCGGCATGAGTGGTGAACTCCTTGCCGTCGTCGTGAGCCCAGCCATACGGCTCGCCCTGGCGCTGCTCGGCAGGCGCTACGCCGGACATCGGCCCCAGGCCAACAATCGGCAGCCCAGTCGCCGCCGCATCCCTCTCTGCCTCTTCTTTGGTCCACCAGATGGCAGTACCAACCATCCAGGCTATCGGCTCGGCATGCGGCTGCTGCGCTGGCTGGTCCAGCAGTGCGCGGATATCCTGATAAGCTTGGCGAAAGGACGCATAGACCTCCGGCTTTCAGCTGCCATCTTTGAGTATGTTTTCGAGCGTATAGCGCGGCACGCTTACCATATCGATGATCCCCTCGATATGGTCATGCTGCTCGATGGTGCTGGATCGGTTTTCTGTGGGCATGGGATACCTCGCCGTTCGGCGTCAAATTGATTCGAGATAGGCAGCTATGAATTGCGTTGCCGCTTCAGCATTGATGGCGTTTCCGTAGGCGCGCAGGCGTCCCACTCGGCCGGCAACCCCATCAGCCAGCGGGAATGTGCCGGATTCAACTGGGCGCCACTTGGCATCTCGGCAGAGGAGCCAGTCAGAAGCTGACCACAGTCCGTTAACCGGGCCGGGCCCACTATCTTCGCCAGATCGTGCAAGCCAGGGCCCCGGTCCCGGCCATCCATCCTCATGCCCCTGTTCGCCATCCCCCCGTTCGTGTTCGATGCCAGCGGGGTTGGCCAGCCGCACAGATAGGCTTGCCGTGGCAGCTGGTCCACTCGATCGGCCCCGTCCCGCTGAGCCACCATCCCCGGGGTGTCCTTGTGGTCGCGCGTCGTTGGCGTGACCCACCCAGAAAAGTCGGTCTCGGATGTGCGGCGCGCCGACGCCCGCAGACGGGAACGCGATGGCCCCAAAGGCGTAATCCATGGCTTCCAGGTCAGCGTGTACAAGGTCGACCCAAGGTTCGACAGCCTTGCTTGCAACCTGCTCTCCAAGGACGACTGGAGGCTTTCGCTGCCTGATGAGCCAGGCGAAAGTTGGCCAGAGATGCCTTGAGTCCTCAAACCCACCTCCAGCGCCTGCCGCGCTGAAAGGCTGGCAGGGGCAACTGCCGGTCCAAACAGGAAGGTCATCTGGCCATCCGGCTCTTCGAAGAGCGAGAGACCAGACGCCGATGCCGGCGAAGAAATGGCACTGGGTGAATCCGAGAAGATCGCTTGGCCGGACATCCTCGATGCTCCTTTCATCTACGACGCCTGGCGCTATGTGGCCGGCGTCTATCAGGTTGCGCAGCCACTGAGCCGCGTATGGGTCGATTTCGTTGTAATACGCAGCCATGCGACTCCTCGCCGGGGAGGCGTTATCGTTGAATAGGGGAAGGCGCCGCGTGGCGCTCGTGGTTCTGGTGAGCTATCAATTCATGGCTGATTCGACCTGTGGAGGTCGCCATGACACTGAAAAGCGATACCGAGGCCCTTGCCTCGATCGAGGAAGAAGCCCAGGCAATGCTGAAAAAGATCGGTCTGCCGGATGACCAGCTGAAGAAGGAAGTGGTCATCTGCCTGCGCCAGATCATCGTCATTGCCCGCTACCGAAAAGGCCTGGGCGCCGACCCTGTCGTTGAATAGGGGAAAGAGCTGCCGGGCAGCGCGGGGTCATGCGTTGGCGAGCAACAGCAGGCCGGTATCGTCCGGGTCGTCTCCTAGCATCAGGTCAGGGGCTCGCAGCTCTCGGCCAATGCGGAACTGGTCAAGACGCCGCGCCACGAAATCCGAAACAACAATTTCGTGGCGCGGCGCACTGAGGAAGTGGCGGGCCGCTTCAGGCCCTAATTCATGGATGCGGTGGATCAGCAGGGTCATTGCCTCGCCGTTTTCCTCGACCTGGGCCCATTCCATGATTTCGGCCAGGGCTTGGCGGGTGCCCGGGCGGGCTTTCATGCGCAGGTCTTCTTCCTGCAGGCGCTCGGCCTTGGCCCTGCGCTTCTCGTCACGCTGCTGCTGCGTCAGAGCCATCATCGCCTCCATTGCGCACAAAGCTGGTGCCTGGCCCGATGTCGAGCAGGTCGCACACCCGGTTGATGATCTTGAGCGCAGCCGCAAACACCTCGGCATCGTCTGGCTCGCGGGCTAAGCGCTTCATGTTCGGCTGATGCTCCAGGCAAACCTTGTCGACCAGGCGCCGGGCCAGTCGGCGCAGGTGATCGGCGCTGTCGTGCTCCCGCAGGCTCAGCGCGAAGGCCAGGGCCACATCATCAGGCCGGTACTGGCCGCCGCTGCGGGTGTTGTACAGCTTCTTGACCGGCCGATTCATCCAGGCCGGCAGGGTTACCACTCCAGAGGGTGCTTTCTGCATGTCTGTGCTCCGTTAGGCCGCTGGGCGGCAGGTGGAACTGTTCTTGCCGCCGGCGCTGGCGGACCAGGTTGTTGATGCGCTTCATGTGCCGCGTGCCGTGTCGATCTGGTCGGTTATCTCGACCAGCTGCTGGGTCAAGTTCTCGATTGTGGAGGCGCCTCGCACTCGCTCGGCGCGGCTCCACTGGCAGCTACGGTTGAAGAGCAGCCGCAGATGATGCTCCAGCTCCTTCTGGCGTCGAACCAAGTCGGGAATGATTGAGATGGCCATCGCTATCCACCTGCCAGGTGGTGGAGCGGGGCGAACGGGATGTCGTCGTCGAAGCTTTCCTGGTCGGGCGGCGCGGCCTGCTGGTTCTGGTGCGGCGCCTGGCGCTGCTGGCTGTACTGCTGGCGAGGCTGCTGCCGTTGCTGCTGGGGCTGGCGCTGTTGCTGCTGGCCGCCGCCCTGATTGTCAGGCCGGCCGCCAAGCAGCTGCATGGTGCCGTTGATGTCGACGTGCACCTCTGTGGCGTAGCGTTTGATCCCGTCTTTTTCCCATTCGCGGGTTTTCAGCTTGCCCTCGATGTAGCACTGCGACCCCTTGCGCAGGTACTCGCCGGCGATCTCAGCGACCTTGCCGAACAGCACCACGCGGTGCCATTCGGTCTTCTCGACCTTTTGCCCGGTCTGCTTATCGGTCCAGGCCTCGCTGGTGGCCAGGCTCAGGTTGGTGACCGCGTTGCCGTTCGGCAGGTAGCGGACCTCTGGATCCTGGCCGCAGGTGCCGACCAGGATGACTTTGTTTACTCCGCGAGCCATGTTGCCTCCTAGCGCTGCAGTGCTTTGCGAACGAACGGGTCGAGGTCAGGTTGGTTGAGCAGCCAGCGGCGGTAGTCGGCCGGCAGATCGCTGAACTTGGTGCCGCGGTGCTTGCCGAAGCCGATCACGGTCGGGATGCGGGCATCTTCGGAGATACTCCAGAGTTCTTCCCAGTCGGCCACCGGGCGTCCCAGCTCGCCAGCCAGGGCATCGAGAATCTTGACCAGCAGCAGTCGGCAGTTCTTCACATCATCCAGGGCCGCGTGGGCATTGCGGAGCAGGCCCGGAGCTTGCTCGCGGTAGTGCAGGTAAATCATCGCCGACTGCGAATGAGAGTCGGCGTCTGGCCACAGTCGGCGGCTCAGGGCTGCGGTGCAGATCCGCTTGATCGCTGGCTGGCCGATGACGCCCCAGTCGTAGTCGACGTTGTGACCGATCAGATACTCAACCTCGGTAGGCAGCGCGAACTCGGTATGGTCCGGGCAATCCGCCAGTTCCTCATCAAGGATGTGGCTGGTGGCCAGGGCGCCGAGCTCAATCGGCTTGCCCGGTTTATAGCGCTGCAGGAATTCGCCAGCCACTGGCAGGCCGGGGATCGCTGCAAGTTGCAGCCAGGCGGCCTCTACCAAGTGCGGCTCGTTGAAGCCAGTGGTCTCGCTGTCGAAGATGAAGGCATTCATGCCGATTGCTCCTGAGGGGTAAGTTCGTACTTGCGTTGGTCCTTCGCGGCGTTCAACTGCGCAAGGAGGTGAGGGGACTGCTCGAGGACGCGATAGGCTGCCGAGAACACGCTCTGCAGCTCCTGCATCGTTTCTGTGATCGGAATCTTCGACAGGGCGTCGTCGAGTGCCGCAGCCTGGAGATCAGCTTGAGACTTGCCATCGTTCAGCCAGGCCAAGAGGCGCCGGCCGGTATCCGGGCTGATCACTTCAGGCTGATCGAAGAGCCGGGTACGGTCCTTGGTGGACACGGCAACGTTGCCGTCGTGGAGGAGGTCGAGCACTACGGTGAACTCGTAGTCAGAGCCGTCACGCTGCTCGGACTTCATGCCAAGCTTGAGGATCTTCTTGCCTTCGCCCTGGACCGTCTCGGTCTTGCTGCGCATCGTGCAGATGATGTGCAGCGGGCTGGTCAGGATGGTGTCGACCAGCTTGCGGTGGCGCGGCGTCGTCTCGTTCCAAGCCGACCAGGTGTTGCCCTTGTAGCGCTGCTTGGCGATCGTGTCGTTGATCTCAAGGCAGCCACCGGAACCGACCCACTCGTGGGAGTAGCTGTCGATGATCAGCGTCGAGTAGCCGCCTGCCTCTGCAGCCTTTATGGCCTCGATGTACCGTTCCGGCGAGTACGGTGCGCTCAGCCCCGTGACATCGAAGTCGGTCAGGTCGGCGTACAGCGAGGCGCTTTCGTGCTCGGTATCGATTACCGCGATCGGGCCGCCCAGGCCGATGGCCAGTTGCAGCGCGGAATAGGTCTTGCCTGATCCAGATGGGCCGGTAAGTGCTAGCCGTAGCCTTGCCTGCTTACGTTCGGCTTTCTTGAACATTGGGATGCCCTCAGTTCGGTTGGTTGTCCCACTGCCGCTCAATGCGAGCGGCCTCGTCTTCGTACTCTTTGCGCTCATCGCCCTGGTACCGCTCAGGCGAGAACGCTCCGACCGTCATCCAGTCGAGCTGGGCGGCCAGGCGGGGTGTGGTGTTCATGTGGCGCCTCAGTAGGAAATGGCGATGTTGGGGATCTTGCGTTGGGCTATCAGGGTGATAGCCTGCTTGGCGCATTCCTCGGTCATGCCGCCGGCGACGAAGGCCTCTAGGGCGGAGCGGTTGATGCTGGCGCGGTGCGCCTTGTCGGCCTCGCGGGCTTCTTGCTGCCTGAGGATCTCGGCGGCAGCGGCATCGGCGCGGCGGCGCTCGTCCTCGCGGGCTAGTTCAATGTCGCGCTCAGCCTGCAGTGCTGCTGACTGGCGCTCCTGCTCCATCCGCTGCTCGGCGGCCACGCGGTCGGCTTCGGCCTGCGCCCTGGCGCGCTCGGCCTGTTCAGCCTGAAGCTTCAGCTCCAACTCGCGTCGCTCGGCGGCAGCCTTGGCTTCCAGTTCGCGGCGCTGTGCGGCCTCCCGTTCGGCCTGCGCCTTCTGCTCCGCTTCAAGCCGTGCTCGATCTGCTGCCTCACGGGCTATTCGTTCCTCGCGCTCCTTCTGCTCTCGCGCTTCGGACTCGGCTCTCAATCTGGCCAGCTCGGCCTGCTCGTATTCCAGCGCCTCGCGCTTTTTCAACGCAGCGCGGAGCTCAGCCAGAACCTTGTCCTTCGCCCTAGCGGCCTCCGCTTCGAATTCTTCCCAGTGCGGGCCGAGCTGCATGCCTTCCGCTTCTGCGATGAGGCCGTTGAGCTGGGGCGATGCCAGGCTGCCCAGGTCATCCGAGAGCGACTTGAGCCAGTTCAGCCGCTCGTTGTGCTTGTCTATCCGGTCATCTTCGGCGGCCTGCCAAGCATTAAGTGGTCGGCGAACCTCCTCTTGCCACGCATCCAGAAGGTCGCGCATTCGCTTGCGCTCGGCGTCCACCTTCTTCGGGATTTCCTTGAGCTCGGCCACCAGGTCCTTGCCGACGTTATCCAGTGCGGTCTTGGATCGAGCCACCTTGTAGGCGATTGAGGCGATTGCCTCACGACCCTTGCGGGTTGTTACGTCTGGAACGAAGGCGTCGATCTCTTCGCGGATCTTCCGGAGATACGGGTCCAGGCCGTTGGCAGCTTGGAATACCTGAAGCGCGGATTCTTTCGGCGGTACCGCTGCCAGTTCAGTTTGTGCAGACATGCGAATCTCCCGCGCCATGCATGCGGCCGGCGCTGAAAAGTGTGATTACTGGGTGATGCAGCCAGCCCAGGCGCTTAGGAGAAGCCACCCGGTGCAGAAGGACAGTGCGAGGAAGGAGCCACGCCAGGTTGCGATGCGGCGGGCGCGCTGGTATTTGGTCATGGCCTCACCCTGACAGCGATTCGCCGACCCTTCATGGTCGCACTCAGCTGCCGTTTCAGGCTGGCGACCGGTATGTCGCGCGGGAGCCCAATGGTTTCGTTGAAAGGGATGCCAAAGCTGATCACGGCCAGGGTGCGCTCGATTTGCTCAAGCTGCTCGTCGATGAGGGACTTCACAGGCGCGGTACTCATGCCACCCTCCCGTTCGCTTCCAGCCATGCTTCGTTGTTGCGGGCGATCGCCCGGTTCAAGCGCTCCGTGTAGCAGCGCTGCTTGGGAAGGTCGATTGCGCCGGTTAGCCCGGCCAGGTCGATCGCCATCATCAGCTCACCGCGCAGGCCCTCACTGAATGAGGCGTCAATCGCCTCGAAGCGAGAGTCGATGATGGCCACAACCTCTTGGCGTGTGCCTCTGTTCATGCTGTCCTCCGGGCGGCGCCTGTGCCGCACATGGCTTCCATCTTGTCGAGAGCCGAGGCAATGACGCGTCGGCTCGTTGCGCGTTGGCGCTCATCACGCTCGCGGATCATCGTGTTCCAAGCCTCGTTGTTTGCCCGGGCCTGCTTCGAGGTGAGGTGATCCGCCCAGCTGGTATCGCCGAAAAGCTGGTACTGGCGGTCGACCTCGCGCGCTTGGGCGCTGTCTGCGTACAGCTCATGCTCGCGACTCATGGTCGCCTCCAGGTGGTGGGTTACTTGGTGAAAGCGGCAAGCTGCAGCGCTTTCATGCGCAGAGCTTTGCGAGCCTTCCGCTGCATACGGCCTTCAAAACGGCTCGGCTTGTTGCAGCACTGTGGATTATTCGAGTACATGGCGACCTCAAGGTGGGTTACGCGACCGCATTGGCCAGGAGCCAGGCGCGGGTGACCAAACCCACCGTGAAAGGTGGCCTGGCGCCTGCCTAATGCGGTCGAAGTGAAGGGAAGGGGATGCAGAGGCCGGGCGCTACCCCGGCAGCTGGCTTGGCGTGGACCCATCCAGCGGCGCAATTCGTTTACCCCCAGTGCGAGGGAAGGGACGTCCACAGGTACTTCGGTAACCGCGCCCGGAGCTGGGCGCTTCTCTGCATCGGGGTGTGATCTGGTATTGAGCGCCCCGTTTCCGCGTTTCGGCGCATCCATCTTGGCGCTTGGGTTTCAGCGGCCACGTCTCACAGATTACACTCCGGTGCAGCCTGCGATGGGGAGCAGGGCATCGGGCAGTTAACGTCAGGCTGACGTGGCGCTGGTTGTTACTCTTGCGAGTTGATCCACTCATAGATCGACTCTTGGCCAATTGCGTTGAGTAGGTCGATTGGGTCGATGTCGCTACCCTGAATCCATTCGGTCAGCTCAGACTCATCAAGAGAGCTGAGGGCCTTGCCGATGCCAATCGCAGTTATGACTTCGTGCGGGTCCAGGCCTTTGACGCGGTCTTCGACATCCAGATCTTCCAGTAGAGCTTCTGGCTCAACCTCAACAACCACCCGAATCTTGTCCAGCTTCCATGCCTCGACCGAGGCGCTGTCTGCAAGAAACACAACTTCCATCATCTTGCCCTCCAGGGCGGTTGATTTCCCAATGCAGCCTGTCGCCAAGCTGCATCAGTGAAATCTCTTTTCTCCACCACCCACCGCTACCGAGTCGTCTCTCACCGGCGCCGCACATTTCGTGTTCGATGCATTGCCAGTTTGGGCGGGTGATTTCGCGTGCTTGCATGTGGAAGCACGGCAGCTATCCAGAGGCTGCATGGTCGACGGTTTAGCTTGGTTGCCACCGGCGGCTGCCGGTACGTCGAGGGGTTCACGTCAGGTTGTGTAAAGAGCGGTGAGGCTTGAGGGCCTCCCGAGGGGCTGTGTAGCGCCTCGATGGATTGAACGATAAGCCAATGCCTAATTCTTGTAAATAGGTAATGCCTAACTTTTTTCATGAGTGCCTAATCCGCTCTCCGGGCTTGCATCGTTCGATGGCTCGGGTAAGCTCTGCCTAATACTGGATGGATGTACAGTTAATGGAGGAAGGTATGGCCAAGCAGAAGAAGTCGACCCCACAAGCGCGCCAAGAGATGACGGCCCTTGAACGGCTGGGTCTGAGGGTGTCGTCGATGATCAACCACCCGATCGCGCAGTCGCAGCGCTGGGTGACAATTCATCGCCTGGACACGGATGGAGACATGGAGTGGGAGGAGGTGATGGGGCTGCTGGCTGAAACGCCGGAGCTGGACCTGACGTTCAACGACGACGAGAGCGTGACGGTTCGGTGGGAGGAGCAGAGCGCCGAAGATCGAGACGATCTTGCCGTGGATAAGGATTGGGAAGAGGAGAAGGTGGAGGAGGAGGCGCCTTTCTGACGGGCATGAAAAAGCCCGCCGAGGCGGGCTCTCCGGGATGCTACCCGGAAACCTTGGTCAGGATTTTTACAACCTCATCGAATCGGTTGTTGATGATCCATGCAAATATTCCGGCCACTACAAAGCCTGCGCCGCCGAGATAGGCCATACGACGCTTGATCGATGTCAAATCGCTATGGACCTCTTTCAGGTCCGCAGTCATTACATCCAGATCGCGCCGGATGTATTCGACATGGGTTTCGAGTCTTGCAACGCGAGCTTCCAAGTCTGATCCTCCTCCGTTGCCGCCAGTATGGCCTCCATTTGCACCTCTGTCACCGGACTGGACAGCAGGGAACTGGAAAAGATTTCCGCTCAATTTTTGTCAGCCTCTTCGGCAAAGAAATGAGTCCAAACGTAGCTAGCACTAATCAAACGATTACAGCCGCAAACCTGACATACCATCTGGAAATGCCATTCTGCCATTGAGTTATCGCGCACATTCGGAGCGCGTAAGATGACGGGTGAATGATTAAAATGGGGGACGTGCCAGTCTTGAGCTCCACACGCAGCACATGGCCTATCGCATTTGACAGCATGAGCATAATCCACGATCTGCTGGGTGGTTAGGCTCAAGGTCTGATTGACAACATCCTCGGAGAAAACCCCTCCAGTTTGCTTGACGTCCATTTAGCTAAATCCCGATGTTAAGCGAAAGTACTGATGCGAGGTTGTGCGGAGCGTCATACCAGGTGCGCATTCCAAACCAGCAGCACCCGGGCCTGGATGTAGGTCATATCCCGGCGGATCAGCCGATCCTTATGTCGCGGGTTGTCCGAAATCATCTCGTAGTGCTCCTCATCAGCCACCTGCAGGCGCTTGATGTAGAGCAGGTCATCCCAGACAAAGAGGTACACACCATCGCCCACGAAGTCGCGAACGTTGATGTTCACGATCAGCGGGTCTCGGTGCTTGATTGTTGGCTCCATCGACTGGCCCCAGCCTGTGACCAATTTCAGGTGGTAGTACTCATCGAACTCAACGCCGATTTCCCTCAGGTGACTGGGGCTGACGCGAATGTCCTTGAGCATTTCCGGGTAGTCGTGGGGGAGTTGGCCGCCACCCATTGCAGCGCGGATATCGTAGTGAGCGATCCGGACTTCGTCCCCGACCAGGCCAGGCCGGGTGAAATCTACGGTAATCACATTTCCCTCATCGGTCGCTTCGGCGGCTGCAATCAACTGCGCGCGCGCCGAATCCGACAAGTTCTTGCCTTGCTTGGCGAGCATGGCGCGAACCATGTCGGCAGCTGAGGTTGGCGCCGGCTCTGCGACAGGTTCCGAAGTGACGTCCTGAATGCTCTCGTAGGAGAAGCCAGGGCGAAGCCCCCAGTGTTCAGGGCCAACCACGTCAGAAAAGTAAGCGATCACGTCCATCAGCTTGGACTTGTCGATCCGGCCGTTTTTCACCCAGCCCTGTACCGACGGAGGCTTCACCTGGAAGTCGTCTGCGAGCTGTTTCTTAGATACGCCCTTGGCGATCCGCGCAGCATCAATGGCTGCGCCTAATTCTGGTCCGGTAAGCATTGCCTAATTAGGCCTATCGCCAGCGTGGTTAGGCAATGGCTTGTACGAAATAAGGTAATGCCTTATATTCATCGGTAAATCTCCAGGAGAGAACTCATGAAATCAGCAGAAGCAGCCAAAGAAGCATCCCGCGTGCTGGGCAGCCAGGCGGAATTGGCGCGCCGGCTGAATGTTGCGGCACCCACCGTCAACCAATGGTGTTCAGGAGAGCGCACGGTCCCAGCCAAGCGCGCACTACAGATTGAGGCGCTTACGAATGGCGCTGTGAATCGTGCCGATCTGTGTCCTTCGTTCCCATGGAGCCAGATCGACAGCAACCCGACCCACGCGCTTTCCGCCGCTTAACCACTTTCAACCACAAAGGAACCCACCGTGTCGTACTTCGACCCCGACCACCTGCACAACAAGCCCACCAAGGTTCGCTTGGATGAGGCTGCCGACGATCTGCTGTCGGCGATGGCTCGCTTCAAGCGCACGCAGAAGGCAGTGCTCGCCAGGGAAATTCTGGAGCGCGGTCTCGACCAGATGATGCAAGAGCTTAACGCGAAGACTGACGTGGCCTGAAGTGGCCGAGGAGGCCCTGTGCCAGAAAGCAAAGAGCTGGAGATCCAGCTCGACGGGAAGGGCAATTCGGATCTGGCGTATCTCGCCAGGCAGAAGGGCTTAACCCCTGAGCAACTGGCGGCACAAATCATCAATGAGGCTCTCAACCGGATGACGAGAACAGAGCCTGGCCGAAGCAATGTTCGGTCGTTTCGCAAGGGCTAATAAGCCCCTGAGGGACTCATGAGGAACTGCCGTTGAAAACACCAACACCCAAACCGCAGACGCAAAAAAGCCGGTGGCTAGACCGGCTTCTTGTACTGCATTCGTAACACATGTGCGAGGCAATCATATATGCACCTTGGTAGCCAAATCAATACCGTGGCCCTCGCGCCACAAAATGCAAACCACGATTTCGTGGCGCGCACGATGTCATCGAAGGAAATCGCGAGCATCACGCGAAAAGCGCACAAGCATGTGATTCGTGACATCCGGGAGATGATCGCAGACCTCGAAAAGGATGGTCCAATTTTGGGCCATCTCACAGAGGACAAGGACGGGCGCGGATACACGACTGCTTTTCACCTTGATCGAGATCTGACAGATACGCTAATGACCGGCTACAGCGCACGGATGCGATATGCCGTGGTTCGCCGCTGGCGTGAGCTAGAAGGCCAGTCCGAGGCGCGCCAGGCGGTAATGGCCAACGGTACCAAGGTCATAGGCGAAATCGCCATCATGGAGTGCTTCACACGCCTACTGAAGCCCGCTGCGTCCTGTCAAGTGCAGATGCTCGCCAAGATCGCCGAGAGCAACGGCCTCGACCCGAAGTTCCTGCCAAGCTATGCGGTGGATGCGCCTGCTGACGCGGCTGGCGGAAGCTCTTTGCCAACCAAAGCGCTGACCGCCTTGCTCAAGGACAACGGCATCCGCATGTCGCCAGCCTCATTCAACAAGGCCCTGCAGCAGGCCGGGGTGCTCAAGGTCTTGCAGCGCAAAAACTCCAAGCAGGAAATGGTCGACTTCTGGTCGATCACCGATAAGGGGCTGCGCTACGGCAAGAACCTCACCAGTCCCCAGTGCCCTCGAGAAACGCAGCCTCACTGGTACGTCGACCGGTTCGCAGACCTGGCCAGCCTGGTCGTATCTGGAGGTGGGGCATGACTCCCGACCAGTACGATCAGATCGAAGAGCTCTTCGACCGGGTGATCGAGGAAAAAATGGCGTATTTGAGGCGTGCCCAGAAGGCTGAGCGCGCCCTTGATGTGTTTCGGGCTCTTGCTCTGTGCGGCTGGATCATCGTCGCCGGATTTGTCGTGCAGTCGGGGATTTCACCATGAGCATGGAACTGATGGTCAAGGCCATGAAGACCAAGGTCGGCAATCCGCTGCGCAAGCTCGTGCTCATCAAGCTGGCTGACAACGCCAACGACATGGGCGAGTGCTGGCCGTCGTATCAGCACATCGCTGATCAGTGCGAGATTGGACGCTCGACGGTCAAGGTGCACATCCGTGAACTGGAAAAGTCAGGCCTTCTGCGCCGTGAGTTTCGCCGCAAGGGAGAGCTGAACCAGTCGAACGTGTTCCACCTGGCACTTGAGGGTGGGGCAGCTCCTGCCCTAGGGGGTGGGGCAGGAGATAACCCACCTGGGGCAGGAGATAACCCAGGGGGTGGGGCAGGAGCTGCCCCCAGAACCAGTCACTCTTCTGAACCAGTCAAGGAACCGGTAAAGCTTAAGGTCGCTGACGCTCCAGACTTGGTCGCTTTCGATCGGTTCTGGGTGCTGTACCCACGAAAAGTCGGCAAGTCCGCGGCTGAGAAGTCATGGGCGAAGCTCAAGGTCACCGCCGACCTGTTCAACCTGATGGCCAAAGCCCTGGCTGCCTGGACTGTTTCTACTGACTGGACCAAGGACGGCGGCCAGTTCATCCCGCACGCATCCACCTGGCTGAACGGCAGGCGCTGGGAAGACGAACTGCCTCAACCGGCAGGTGCAGCCCCGTTCGCATCCCGCCGCCCGGCCAGCGGCCCCGACTTCAACGACACCAGCTGGGCTGATGACCTGGGGGGCTTATGAGCGCACAACCGAAACTGCGCAGCGTGACGCAGATCATGGCCAAGTCCGGCAATCTGCCTGCCGAGGTGCACGCCCCGGCCAAGCAACTCGACCCGGGCACCACCGAAGTGGTCAACGCCCTGTTCAAGGAGCTGCAGGCCATCTTCCCGGCGTGGAAGCAGGCCTGGCCGGACGACGAAGCGCTGAAGGCTGCCAAGCGCAGCTGGATCAAGTCCTTCGTAGCCGCGGGCATCAACACGCTCGAGCAGATCCGCTTCGGCATCCAGAAGTGCCGGGTGCTGGGTACCGACTTCGCCCCGAGCAGCGGCAAGTTCATCAAGCTGTGCCAGCCGACCCCGGAAGAGATGGGCATTCCGTCTCTTGCGCGGGCCCTGGCAGAGGCGCTGGAGAACTTCCACCCCAGCAGGGCAGGTTCCCGCACCTGGTCGCACGCAGCGGTGCGCCACGCGGCCCTGCAGTGCGAGGCGCACAACCTGGGCCATATGGAGCCAGAACGCGCCGAGAAGG